AGTAAACACTGCCGAAACTAATTGAGCCTGGATGACATTATCCAAAGGTGTGGGTAAATGTACCACAAAATCGGGGCCAGCACTATCAACTACGACGGTGTGAATTTCATGATTAATATCTGAAAGAATTGGCTGAGCTGCCATTTATATTAACTCAGATTAAAGTCTAGGCAAGTCCGATGCCATCGACGATCTTATAGTTGGCGTGATCGCTGACCAACTTACCACCACCGCACACACCACCAGTGCTGGTAGAGTAAACACTGTTGCCGAGGCACTCCTCAGTCGATGGGAGATTATGAATGGATTCCTCAGAAACGGGGGTGACCGTGACTGGGCTGGGCTGGAACATGCTGGTCTTGGGAGGGTAGAAAAAGGACAGGACCAATAAAAGGGCAAGAACGATGAGGATGGTTCGTACGGTTCGGCGGTTAACGCTGTTGAATTTCATTTATAGTCTACTGATATTTTTTTATAAAGTGCGTTAAAGAGAAAAGATTAGTTTCAATATAGAGAGTAATGGACGGTGAAATCACTCTCGATCGAGGAGGTTCTATCATGAAACTCGACGACAGTGAACAGGCTGTACTTGACGAAATTCAATTAGATTTTCCCAAGCCTCAAGTTATGCATCGGCCTGGAAACGCTTCGCAGATTCATAAAGCACCACCCCGCAAACATGTGGCTTTTCAGGAAGATATGGATACGTTCGCTAATCCGATGAAACAAAATGATCCACCCCCACCGAAAATGGATGAACCCATAGATTACGGGGAATACGATGGTGGAGATCAACAAGAGTCGTACGATTATAGTGGTCCCATGGATGAGCAGGAAGAAAAGCCATCTCCCGGATATAAGACGGTCGATGAGGAAAAGGCTGATCTTGTGAATAAGCTCGGACGTTTGGAAAAGCGTGGTTTTACCATTAATAAGCGATTAAACGTTTATTCCCCCGTAGATGAACTCAGAACCGAGGTTAAGCGTATTACGTACAGCATAGATGTAGATAAATCTATCAAATTTTCTAGACGAATGCTCATCGCATGTGTAACTGGTCTTGAGTTTATGAATAAACGCTACAATCCATTCGAGCTTCAACTCGATGGCTGGAGTGAGAATCTCATGGAAAATCAAGATGATTACGATGAGGTTTTCGAGGAACTATATGTGAAATACCGAACAAAGATGCACGTCGCTCCAGAGGTCAAGCTGATAATGATGCTCGGAGGATCCGCTATGATGTTCCATCTTACCAATAGTATGTTTAAATCGGTCATGCCTAACGTAAATGATGTCATGAAGCAGAACCCTGGATTGGTTGGTAATATGATGAGTGCTGTACAGAACACAATGACGAACCAGCCATCCGCATCTTCCCCATCAGGGGATCGTCATGAAATGAAGGGTCCCGGACTCGACATTTCGAGCCTAATGGGAAATATCATGATGCCACCCGCACAAGCCATGAACACCACAAACCTAATACCACGACCTCCGGTAGATTTGGAAGAGGATGACGATATATCTGATATCGTTTCTGCGAAAGATCCAGAAGAGACTGAAGATGGGGATGTAAAGGAGGTAAAGGTCGGTCCACTAAAGACCACAAAGGGGAGGACTCGTAAGAAGAAGGTTGAAATAAATTTATAAATATACTATAAATGATAGGCTACTGTCCGATCGACTTTGATGAGCCGTTCGGACCTCCGCAGCCTCCACCTATTAAACAGGAGGTAGTCGTGAAGCAAAAAGCTCAGCCCGTCGTCGATGAAACAACAGAGTGCAACTATGTCGTCATGTTTTTCATCGTCGGGGTTATCGCGTTAGCCGCGATGGATTCTATTAAGAAGTAAACTTGTTTTACCCATTTTAGTCGTATGCCTAAAATGTGCGAAACAATCACGAATTTTCCAAATCCGAAACTCGTTCCAGTAGGGCATGGTACGCTTGTTCCATGACTAATATTCGTTCTTGTAAATTTAACGTTTTTAATTTTTCGCGATCTACGTCAGTTTGGAGGGTTGCCACCTTCTCCTTTTCTACGGCGACGTCTGTTTGGAGGGTTGCCACCTTCTCCTTTTCTATTGTGAGATCTGATTGGAGGGTTGCCACCTTCTCCTTTTCTATGGTGAGATCTGATTGGAGGGTTGTGAGATCTGATTGGAGGGTTGCCACCTTCTCCTTTTCTATGGTGAGATCTGATTGGAGGGTTGCCACTTTAGCAATTTCTGGTTGATGACGGTTATGTAAATCTTTTATACCTTGGAGACATACACCTATAAAAGTGTTATAATTTAATGAATAAATATCTTCAGCTAATGGATCGGGATCTTTCACGGTAAATTCTAGGTAAGATATTTTCTTTATATCTTGAGCTATTAAACCTATTTCCCAATTCCAATCTTTATCTTCGGTACCTACGTCTCCGGTATAATCTTCGGTATATTTTATTTGAGTTTTCTTATATTTATAAGGATTTAATTGATTTATCAACTCTAAACAATCGGGTATTTCTTCTTCAAAATGTTTAAGACGATCATCACTGGAATATCTGGTCGAACCCGCTGCATAAAGATGACCCACTTTTAAACCTGCATGACTCCCGTACATGTTTGCCTGACCAGATTGACCACTGAGAAGATGAAGCCAACCATTATTATCAGGTGAAAAAGTATATTCGTTGCCATCATCTGGAGTCATTCTATCTTGATTGAACCTACCACTTAATTTATAACCAGCGGCATTAGAAGCTGTCAATCGTAAACCTGCGTGTACATTTGATGCATTATGACACGTACGTATGTTTACCAAACGCATGGCCGGGTTTGGGTTTGCTGCTAGGTTGTTTTGTTCAACTAGGTACGGCCAATTTTCTGTGGAAACCAAAGTCATAACAGGAGCTTCTCTATACTTGGAGAACCCCGACCAGTCTCCGGGTGCTGTTAAGTGAAATTCTATTTTTGGAGCTTTTAACCTAATCCTATCTCCAGATGTTTCTTTTGTCACTCTATTCGGGTTGGCAGATGTTTGAAGACCCGTAACGTTTCCGTACGAAAGGTGCTGCATCGAAGGCTGTCCGGTTATACTCGAGCTCATAGGATCGGTTGACCATTTAGAGATTATTAATTCTGATTGATGTCCGGTAGTAGCAGTACTTTCAAACCCCAAATAACGCGTTTCAATAGTTGTTGCACTTTCAAAATCATCTCCCGTGACCCCACCGAAAGCTAATCTTTGGGTTTTTGTACCATTAGAAGCACCTCCTATAGCCAATTCATTACATTTAACAAATCCTTCAAATAAAGAATTACCCTTGAAAAGAGATGTGAGTGTATGTTTATAAACGAGAATGAGACCTCTTGCGGTTACATAAGAGCCATGAGGATAGCCGCCAGTGTTATTGTATCCAGGTACAGATACGAAATTCAGTTCACCACTTTTACACACATTTCTATAATTTTGATAATGATGTGCGCCGGCTATAATGTTTGGTAAATGACCTGTACCACCTATTTCGTTAATATCTCCACCACTTATAATGAAAGGTTCGGTTTGAAACCAATCTTTTCCCGTGTAATCGAACGTTGTTGTTATGAATGCAGAATGTACTCCTCCTAAAAAAATGCGACTACCATCCGAGGCCATGGCCACCTGACCCACCATACATCCATTTTCAGATGCGAGAGTTCCTGCTGGATAACTATTTACCCATGTATTCGTAATACTGTCATAATCGAAAACGTCGACTCGTCCGTGACGAGCTTGATCGTCGGGGGGAGTTGAAAATTTATAAAAAGGTGAACCCGCGGCTATTCGAGTACCTTCCGGGTTTATTTGTACTGTAGTTCCGAATCCACCGAATGATGAGGACGCGTTATTATTAAAAGTATCCACCTTAACAATACCTGCATCGTAACCAGGAATAAGGTTCCCCATTTGTGTAACCGCGTTAGGTGTACTCCAACTTGTATCTGGAGTACATTTCATAATTCTAACCTGCCCTATCTGGGGTGTTCTGAACCCAAACCCACCGATCGGATCTCCGCCGCCGTATCGATCCGCGATGAACACCGCGCTCGTTGTGCTACTATTGATGATTGAGTTAGTTGAATATCTCATCGCTCTATGAGGATGATAACCGCCACTTACCGACTCACCTGTTGCCCAACACATAGTGTAATAGTTTGCCGTTCCACTATGCATACTGGAGTTGAGGTTGCTTATATGTGTACCAGGGGCGCCCACGACCATATGATCCCCAAAATCGCTCATTTTTACATGATACCCATAACCATTATAACCAGAATTTAAAGTTATATTTCCACCGTACTGACGAGGTAAACTATTTGTTAGACTCGAACCATTATCGGTATATGCGAGTGTAAATGAAGTTGCCGTTCCGAGTCTTTCGTACACGTATACTTTATTTTCTTCGGGAGCACCCACTGCAAATCTATCACCTTCATCACCACATAAAGAAACACAGTGCCCAAAAGAAGTTATTCCCGAAGCAGCAGATATAGTTTGGGGTGTTCCCCAACTCGTTCCGTTATAATCATAAACGTATACTTTGTTTATTCCCGGGGCTCCTACAACTATTCTATCTCCGTCCCAATTCATAGACACACTTTCACCGAAAAGTCCACCACCACCGACGGCCTGATATATTTTATCATCATCAGGCAACCTCGATCTAGCGTCAGCGGCTTGCGTGCCGACTTGCCCAGTCGTAGTATCAGGGCTTTCTATGTACCCACCCGGAATCGTTCCCCATGTATCATTAGTCGCGTTATAATCGAAAATTTCGACATATCCCCTGTTTTGTCCACGCGAACCAGCGCTTGTATTTGGGCCCCATCCGGGTGCACCGCCAATAACGCGACGCCCATCGAAACTCGTATCTAAACCTCTACCAAATTCCGAAGTAACCGTCCTTCCTACCAATGTTGAATACCCACCAAGTTTTTCACCTGCCCAATACGTGTTTGTTGGTGTCGGCGACGTTTGGACCCAGTGAGCACTCATTATAATAGAATAATAATTTTATTATCTTTGTTTTACGGGACGCTCTGCTACAACTTCTACGTTTTTTATAAAAATATTACGAGCGTGAACTCTGTTCACATCTATATCGTCAGCAACCGTTAAGTTTCTCGATACGTATACGTTTCCAGTTACGGCCAATTTATCCGCTCCTGTATCATCTATAGAAACGTTGGATCCGATACTGAGCGTTTTAGAAACATCTGTCGTACCTATCCCTACGTTCCCACTAAAATGAATTGTGGTAGTACCGGTCCATTGACTCCCAGAGGTAAGATTGGAAAGTCCACCACCATCACCTATAAAAAATCCAGCATTTACTGTACCCGTCGAAGGTAAATCTAATAAATATTGCGGATCCGCGACTCCTATTCCCACATTACCCAAAGAATAATGAATTTTTCCATTTACATTATTGGCTGTCCATACTGCTGTACCGGAAGAACCACCTATATCCGTACCCCACACGACATCCGTACCATCACTCTTTAAAACCTGTCCAGTTGTTCCTAAGGCAAGTTTATTGAGTACATTATCAGCACTCGCGTATATGATATCACCCTGCGTGAACCCCGTCGTAATTGTGGAAGAATTAGAAATAATCGTCGCCGTTTCTAAATTAGATATCCGACTCGCGTTATCTGTAAGATCGGTCTTGAGAGCCACACCAGTTAATTCTAAACCACTTCCTATAAATTTAGATGCCGTCACGTTGCCTGTAACTAATACATTTCCACTTGTAATCAATGAAGTAGTTTGGTTAACTAGTTCTACTGTTATATTTGTTTGCGGATTGCTAGCTGTCACTTGCTGTAAGTTACCAACCGACCCCGTGGCTCCCGGTACAACTTGCCAATCAACGTTTCCATCTGGTTGAACGGTGAGCACATGTCCGGCGGTTCCTATAGATACGTTCGCGGCTTCTATATTCGAATCTGCGTAGATCATATCACCATGTGCCGCGAGGATGGAACTCAAATCGGCTCCACCACCACCTCCAGAGGAGTATTTCTGAGTGGATCGTCCGGTAGAACAACCACCCATTCTTATATTTGTATGAGACATTTTCCGGAGGGGAAATTCTTCACCTTTTCTTCTTTCTGATTCGGAATTTTAAACCCACCTTGCCTGTATACTTTGAGTCGTTTATTGTACATGGCAAAAAATACCGACCATTGATCTAAAATATCGTATATGCGTGGATTGTTCTTCTTACCGTCTGTTTCGCGCATGATACGACCTATAGACTGAACTATATCGGATTTGGGTGTTGCGAGAATGACTGTATCAAGGCTGGGTATATCGAGCCCCTCGTGTGCCTGACTAAACGTCGCGAATATGATTTGCTTTTTACTCGATTCCGCTAAATCTACCTCTTTCATCCCACCCATGTATAAACCCGAACGATCCTTAAATCTTTGGTGTAAATATTCACAATGAAATCGACGATCACTTAAAACTAATACTTGTCGAGTACTCCGCGTCGCGTCTCGGATCGTGGACATGATGAGTGCGTTTCTATCGGGCATTTCTGTAAGTTCCGTTATCATAGTCGCCAAAGAAAGTTTGCCATACCTGGTACACGGTGGTGGATCTCTGAATCGTTGGCAAGTAAATTCTAAAGGAAACACGTCCACTTGGTGTTGGTTCTCCCGTTCGACAGAAAAGAATGTGGGACCCATGAACCAGTGTAAAACTTTTGTGAGTCCATCCTTTCTGTTTGGTGTAGCTGAAAGTCCGTATACGTGTTTTGGGCACAATTTAAATAGCGATTGTGAGAAAACTTTGGCACATATATGGTGTGCTTCGTCGACGATGAGAGTTCCTATACTATCAAAATCTTCGAATGAATATTCTTTTAGAGAAAGAGATTGAAGCATGGCGATGACAAAATCACAGTGTACTTCTTTCTTATTTTGTTGAACTATACCTATGGTAGCTCCCGGACAAAATTGTTGTATACGTTCTTTCCACTGATTCGCTAAAAATTCCTTATGAACGACAATCATGGTTCGTAATCCCAGTTTACACGCTATGGCCAGGGATACGGTCGTCTTCCCGAAGCCACAAGGCAATGAAAGAATTCCGTGACCAGCTTCGATAGCTTTTCTGAGCGCTTCATTTTGATGTGTTTTGTCTCGCAATTTTCCTTTAAACGTGACATTTATCTTAGATGGTTCTGGCCTTGTATCTTTAGTCTCTTTTCCAAACTTTTCCTCTGCATAAAATCGCGGTACGCATAATCCAGATTTTGCTTTCCTAAACACTTTAAAAGGTGGAGGTGCAACACCAAAATCTGCATTAACGATTGGACGAACCGTGAGTTCTTTTTTAATTTCAGTGAGATCCGGTACTATATACCCAGTTCTCGTGAGACTCATTCATTTATTTCATTTTTTAACTTTATATACGATAACTTCCAAGTATATCCACTATAGTCTTCATATGTCCACTTACCCATAAACGAAACATCAATTTCAACATCGTCCCCCTTTTTTAAACTTTGGACGGGAACACCTTCAAATCGGCACATGACTCGATTATATCTAAATGGAACTTTAATCGTGAGTACATGACCTTCGAGTGGATCTTCAACATGTCTTGTTACGAGGTTATGTCTGTTATGAGAAAACCATACGCGTTTCATGTCGTGGTCGTTTAGAAGAACGCGTATATATCTTTTGTTATTATGTTCATACATGGGAGTAAATATTGATACTTCGAATTTCATTTATAATATAATAATTTTAAAACTTTATTTAGGTTTCCACTTAATAAAACTTGGTACTAAAAGTAAAGCTCCGAGTAAAATTATAATGTCGATCATATAAACTTTCTTTTTAATTTCTGGACACCAGTTCTTAAAATCTTTTATTTGTTTAGATTCTTGAGGTTTGGCCCAATGATAAAACATGGCGAGATACGTGGGTCCCATGTTCCTCCTACAATCGTAGTGATGATCATAATACGCTAACATGATGTACGGGAAATACAAAAGTGCTAGTAAGATCCATTTGTTATTTTTTGGAAGATACCAATACCCACCCGCTAATGCGAATGTAAACCATATACATTTCCAGTTTACGACGGGTTTTGCGTTATAACATTCTTCTTTGTTCTCGGTATCCATATAAAACACCCCGAGAAAAAAAATATAAGTTAGAGAGATAAAATTATTCGTATGTAATAAGATGGCACTATGCTTGGGAATAAATGTGCCGAGTACAACTTCCAGGAAAGTGAAAACGTGGAAGTTTGCGAGTAAGTTTTTATGGAAAAATGCGACTGTACAAAATAAATCAGAGCTTGGTAGATGGGTGAAGCAAGAACTTCTCGATCTTGGACCAACATTTGTAAAATTAGGACAAATCGCTTCGACGAGAGCGGACCTGTATCCACCAGAGTTTACAAAAGAACTGGAATCCCTGCAAGATGATGTTCCTCCCGTGGAAATTGACATAGATGTAAAATATGATATTTTTAAAGAATTTGACCCTGTACCATTTAAATCCGCGAGTATCGGGCAGGTCCATATGGCCGTACTCCAAAACGGTCAAAAAGTTGTTGTAAAAGTAAAACGTCCTGGAATTTTGAATATCATGAAGGAGGATACAAATACTATACGGGGTATAGTACATTTTTTAGAGCGCATTGGTATCGATACGGGAAATAGTTCTGGTTCAGTTCTAGATGAGTCTATAGAATATCTCTTAGGCGAAGCGGATTATAAACAGGAGATTAACAATGCTATAAAATTTCGGAAAAGTATGAAAGACGTCGAGTGGGTGAAAATTCCGAAAGTGTATAAAAAGTATTCAAACGATGAAATGATCGTCATGGAATATGTACCATCAGTGAAACTAACCGAGATTACCGACAAAAAGGTAAATAAGAAGAAGATATGCGAAGCCCTGATAAATGCGTACGTCATACAAACTATGGATAATGGTCTATTTCACGCCGATCCACACCCGGGAAACTTGGGATTCTCACCGAAAGGGAAGCTTGTATTTTATGATTTTGGATTACTCGTACCATTGTCGGAAGAATTAAGGGATGGATTCACAAAACTTTTTGGATTTATAGTTACCCGCGATACCGCGGGTGTAGTTGACACATTGGTGAAATTGGGTGTTATTGTTCCGACTTCTACTGATATTTCGGACATTGAATTATTTTTTGAAAACATCTTAGGGTATTTAGAGACCCTAGATGGTTCTGGAATCGTAAACGATGATCTCTCTACACAACTCGCGATTGAAAAACCATTCGTGGTACCGAGTAGTTTCGTGTACCTCGCAAAAGCCTTTTCGACTATAGAGGGTATATGTCTGAAACTGGATCCAGACTTTAACTATTTCATATATTTGGAGCCCTTGATTCAGCAGCAGATAATAGAATCCGTGGATGTTGGTGATATATTCATGAAGACGACGGAGATTCCCGGGACGATAGGTAAAATAAGTACGGCTGTATCGGGGCTTCAAAAATCGAGGGGGTCTATGAAACGTACTATGATCAAAACAAGACAGGAAATTAAGATCGTCCAATACAGCGTGGTGTGCGCTCTATTGGCTGAGAAATTTAGGGACAACCCACCTTTAGCTATGTTTTTTGTTTTATGTACCCTATGGTTTACTTTTCGTAAAAATCAATAGATTTCTTACCATTCTTCTTGGGCTTATCGGATTTTTTAATCAGCTTGTTATGTTCATCGAGGTACCCCTTCATACGATTCTGTTCATCGCGGAAAATATCAGAGACCTTCTCTTTGATCTTGTCCACGTCAGTATCACGTTCCTTTTGGATCTTCTTACTTAACTTCTTGAACCCCTTATTTTTCTTGTCAGCGGCGAATACGGTCATTGTATTTGTTATGGCGAGCATTTACTTTGTATCGACATTTAAATTTAAACGTTTTAACTTTTCTTCAAATTCCCTGCGCTCCCCGGGGGATTTGATGATCTCTCCATGGTTGAGGGCCCTGATTTCTGGACCAGTTAATTGAATCGCGTCCACTCTAAAATCCATGAACGCTTTCATCGTGATAGGAACGAGTGGTTCTACGAGATCATACATAGCTTTACCGTATTCTTGTATTTCCTTCTGGGCATGAGAATCCATTCGTAGGCGAAGATAATGCATGAGATTATGAAGGTTAATCTTCCAATAGAACTCCGTATACGTCGATTGGGGGAGATTTCCCCTGGCCTGCTCCCTACAAACACCTTCTTCGAGTAATTTTTCGTAGATATCAAACGAATTCTCGAGATGTTGAGACCCCGCATCGGATAGTTCGGACGCTACACTAATTTCACCTTCTGATCCCTGATGATTGACCTCAGATTGTCCTCGCATGGTATCCGGATTGTAATACTCTTTGGGAACGATCGAATATCGAGCCGACATTTCATTTACACTCGCGGTACGATGGCGAAGATGTTGGCGTGCGATGTAAATGGGCATCTTAATGTGAAACTTAAACTCTACCATCTCGAAAGGTGTCGTGTGCCAGTGTCGCATCAGATATCTAATAAGCCCAGTATCTCCACGAGAAGTCTTCGTTCCATCTCCATAAGAGACACGAGCTGCCTGAACAATCGAGTTGTCGAGGTTTTCTCTGGGCATAGTGTCGACGAGTCGCACGAATCCATGGTCGAGTACGTTTACTTGCATTTTGAATTATCAAAGGGTCATTTCTTTAATCAGATCATCTATGGATCTATAATACCTTTTGAGATCTTTCATGAATCTTTTATTATTCTCTAGACATTCGCACTCGGGACTATTTTTATATATGTACGCGAGGTTACATTTGGAATATTTAGTACGCTTTTGATTTTCATTAGGTTTTCGGGGAACAAGTTTCTTCACGATCTTTTCCTTTTTCTTGGGCTCTACACGCTTCGTGAAACTTATAGCTTGCATGACAGTATCAGCTAAATCGTCCTTCTTCTTAGACTTCATGAAGGTTTCTATCCAATGTTTATTCGTATCATCCCCACGTAAAAATGCTTCACATCTTTCTATGGATACCTTTTTACGTTTCATATATTGCGCTTTTCCCGGACCCACTACATCTGGAATTTTAAATCTCGCATCGTATATGATCGTCTCAGATTCTGGAGCTTTTATGACAAAATACGCGTGTAAAAAGTGTTCCACCATTTTCATTTTTTTATTACGATCGGGTTGCTTCTCTATCAAAATGATATCTGATTCGAGAATCCAGGGTCTTTCGTCTAAATGCTTTCTTAATGAAACATATACACCATCTTTATGCTCGGGAGGTATTCCGGAAACGTCCCAATTTACGACTAGGTTAGATGTTTCATTAAATTGGCACATAGCCAAATTTCTGATTCCCACGTCTATACTCAGAATCATATACATAAAGAATGGAAATTCTTTAAGCTATGAAGAGTAAAGTGAGAATATCATGATTAAAAAGGCAATTATTATGACTGCTAATATAGCCAATCCTACTGCTGTTAATATATTACTATCCACATCTGGAAATAACTTTTCCCACCAAGGTTTATCATCGTCGTCTCCGTCTCCATCATCTTCTTGTTCATCTTGATGAACGTTGAAACACGCAGCTTTACAATGTGCATAGCAATCCTGATTTTCTAAACTACAAAATGGTTGATCTTGATATATCGCTAAATTAGGAAATTCTTCGCGCGCACTTTCCATCGTAGTATATTTCAATTCATCATAACCCACCCTACCGTAATAATATTCTGAAAAATTATGTGGTAAACACAAACTTACACACCCCTTCACATTGTCGCTCGCGGTTCTTTCCGATTCATCACCCTTATCCATTAATAAACCACCTATTAACATACCTAAACCTGCTATACCTAACGCAACTTCGAGAGCGTCGATACGTCTTTTCAAAGCCGCATCCGCATCTGGGTCGGGATCTTTAGGACGTTGTGAATCCGCACCCTCGTCAAGATTTTTCTTACCAGTGACCGCATCATCCGCATTTTTTATTTTTCCATCAACTTCATTTCGTTTTATGAGAGAGTTGGTTAACGAATCGGTTATACCATCGGATATATCAGATACCTTGGTCCTGGTTGATTTGGCCAGACCGTCGGGACCGCCAGCTGTTTTTGCGATATCCACATTTGTCGCAGCATTTTCTAAATTTTTAGAAATTTTAAGTGAACTAGTATTACTTAACATAAATGAACCATCAGGAAGTTTGAAACTACCGTTAGACATCTTAACAGCTCTTCCATCTATGATAGTATTATCCGGTAATTTGAACTCTCCATTTTGAGTTTTAGTAGTACCGGGTGGTAAATCGAAACCACCACCTTCACCGATGATTCTATACGTGTACATATTTTGTATTGGGAACCCGTCATCTCCTATTTTAGGAACTTGGTATCCACCATTTATTAATTTGTATGATCCATCAGCTAAACGCCCAGAAACACCAGAGGGCATTGATGAATATGTATACAATCCATCTACAGTGCGTATCGTATCGAGAGGTAAAGATGTAAATTTATCCCCAATCTTAATCCAATACAGTCCAGCATCTAGATACGATCCGTCCAAATATCTGACTAGGGATGCCATCGTATTATTATATTACGTATAAAATAATGAGAGTTAAACTTATCAAAAGTTTACACCCTGAAAAAAAGTTTACCGCTATTTTTCCGGGTGGATCAAAAGTTCATTTCGGTGGAAAGGGGTATTCTGATTATACCATACACAAAGATCCTTCTCGCATGCGAAGATATTTAGCTCGTCATGGGAGAATGGGCGAAACGTGGAGTAAACAGGGGGTCAAAACGGCTGGTTTTTGGTCAAGGTGGCTTTTATGGTCTAAACCATCTTTACAGGAAGCTAAAAAATTAATGACTAATAAATTTGGAATTGTTTTTGTTAGATAAATTATACATTATAGTCGGAAGCTAATTCTTGTAAATCGACCGAATAATCATTTACATATTTAGTATAATTTTCAGCCAAATCACCCTTTTCACGGGCCAAATTTATATGAGGAGTTGCCAAATTTGATGCGCTCAAAGAGGCGGTGTAAAATGCCTCTAATACAACTTTGGCATCTTTCATCAATTGTAAATATTCTACAGATTGTACGTATGTAGTCCCTGGTTTTACAATTTCATCGTACGTTTCTTTAATGACTTGATTTATCGTGTCGATCTGAGCTTCCGAATGTTGAATTATCGAATACTGCTGCTGCGCCGCCTCCGCGGCCGAATGAGAGGATAAACTTGCATCATACGCGAGTTGTGAATTTGATGCTATTTTTTGCTCTAAATCATAAGCTTCGAGCTCTACGGCGTTCATTTATATAACCCGAGTTAAAAAAAATTATCGGTTCTGTACAATTTAGCTTGGAAGTTTGAGTCGTTGCCCATGACACTGATGCTCTCGTTTCCGTAGAGTTCCCCACATCCCATATCATCCATACAATCCCTTTCATTATGTGTAACAGACAGTGGGTATATTTGATCCCCAGATGTAGCGGTATAATAGTTATACCTGTCGCGTCTACCTCGAACCTCTTTCCCGTATAAAGGAAGTGTTTCGTTATTATCACCGAGTAGAACGCCCATCTGCTGTACGTGTCCAGGTTTGTACTTTTTAATAGGTGGATTCCTGAATTCGGGTTCCATGACGACTTCCCTGGGTGCTATCGTTTCTACAGGGAAAGGAACTTGAACGATATTTTCTTTAGGGTACATCAGAAGATACATGACAGCCGCGAGAAGTGCTATTATAATGAACGTCGCGACTTGAGGATTAAGCTTCTTTTTCATTTATAGTAGTCTCAGAAATTTATCGAACTTATAGTATGAATAACAAAAAGTCTACCAAAGTTGTCCCATTTTGGCATCCTCAGCAAGAAGTTATCCTGAAAACATGGGGCGAGGCGTCCGCCTGCTATAGATACATGCACAATCACGCATATTTAGTCTTCAAAAAACAAAGTATGAGATTTACATTACCAGTTATTGTTCTTTCGACGATAACGGGAACTGCGAATTTTGCACAGAATTCGTTTCCAGAAAACATGAGAGGTGCGGTCCCATCTGTAATCGGTGCGATGAATCTGATAGCAGGAATCATAGCCACGATCATGCAATTCTTAAAAATTAACGAAATGATGGAAGGATGCAGAGTTGCGTCACTCCAATACGGTAAACTTTCCCGCACTATTCGATTGGAGTTATCTCTCCCTGTAGAGGAACGTTCTATAGACGGGACGACTATGATAGAAACATGTCGCGCAGAATATGACCGACTCATAGAACAATCTCCACCTCTGCCATATTTCATCATCCAAGCGTTTGAAAAACAATTTCCTGAAGATTCGGAATTCTTTAAACCCGAAATATTACACATTCAACCCATAGAAACCTTCATGAGTGAATCTGAGATGCGCCACGAATTAGATAAGGAGATAGAAGGTATCCGTCGTGTAAAAAACAAAGAATTAGAGAATATCAAAGTTGTAGCAGATATACTCGATGAGTCAGATAAGCCAACATCAAAAAAAGAATAACATTAAAGAGTAAAATACTTATAACGTAAGGGTATACCTTTCGTTTGATAGGTTCAATAACTTTTTTATGAAGTGTATCATTTTCTAAAAAAATATCTAGCGCTTGTTCAGTAAAGTCTTCAGACATGGATGCCTTTGTTAAAATACTTCCACAAAAAAAAGATCCAACCCCCACGCTTCACACGAAAGAACTTCAAAGATTGGAAGAATGTGTTAAAAAGGGGTTGAACGTGTTTTTATGTGGCTCTTCTGGTGTAGGAAAAACATTCATCTTGGAAAAAGTTTTGGATAATTCCAATAGTATAGAGATACATAGTGAACTTTTCCAAAGAAAGAGTACCTTTTTAGATCTCATAGGTGAAACATCTTTTCATATATTCATAGATGGGTATGATGTCAATGTGTATGGGCACAGACAACTCATGGAAAGGATAACTTCAAAAAAGGAACCTTTAACGACGGGTTCTGTCGTTTTTGTTTCAAATTCTGTTCATATAATACCTGGGTTTGAGTTGATAATCGTACCCAAGCGAACGGCTGATGAAATAGCTTCTTTAGAACCAGAGAACCCCGGGGCTCGCTTTGCATCGGATAAGTGCGCTGGGAACATTCGCGATTTTTATCATTATATTAATAAGTCTGATGAAAAGGATATTTTTAAAACGTCTAAAAGTATACTCGTCGAAGTGTTGTGTCATAGGGGGACATTTGATATTTCACAAACTGTACATGAAAGGGGACACGTGATAGATGTTATACATGGTAATTACCCACATTCGAATGAGAGTAATATTGAAAAAATTTCAGAGTCATTATCTCTAGCAGATGTGTACGACGCTGGTATATACAAGGGGGAATGGGAATTTATGCCTTATTATACCTTATGTGGTATAGCTACACCCAAGCATTATTTGGGTGAATTACTAAAACCAGATGAATTACAAGCTGGAAGTACCTGGACAAAGTATGGTAATTATAAAATGAGATTACAAAAAATACAAAATATTCAAAATAGAAACACTACAAAAATCGGTGTAGAAGAATTACAAATTCTTCGAGAGTACGCGAAAATTGGTAATTTTGAGACATGTTTTAAATATAAGCTGGAACCTGGTGATTTCGACGTGATGAATCATTTAGCTCTTCATAACAAATTGAAAACGAGTGAAGTTATGAAAGTTAAAAAGAAAATGACACATGTATTAAATGAGCTCTGACGAAGAGAGTGAAGACGAGACCCAAGAAATTGTGCGCGTCGTTGGGTGCGACATTTATTTTTATGGCGACATAGATCGAACTAGTATTCTAAAATTTACAGAAACATTCAGAAAATTAGAAATAGATTTGAGAAAGAAAGCGATCGAACTTCCTGGGTATGATCCAATTATAACCATTCACATTTGTAGTGATGGGGGTGATGTATACGCTGGTATGGGTGTCATGGACACACTCAGACGTTCCAGTGTAAGAGTTCATACGATAGCCGAGGGTACGTGCTGTAGTGCTGCGACGTTTATGCTCCTCGGTGGTAAGAAACGGATGATTGGAAAGCATGCGCATATACTCATACATCAGTTGTCTGCGGGATTTATGGGTAAATATAAGGATTTAAGAGATGAGTTAAAAACGTGCAAAAAGATCATGAAAATGATGAAACGTTTGTACGCGAGTGAAACGAAGATTCCTAAACCAAAGTTTAAGGAAATGATGACACATGATGTCTACATAGATTCTAGCGAATGTCTCAAGTACGAGATTGTTCACGAGATTGTTTAATAGTAATATATCTTTTATACATATAAATAAGTCCCACTATCAGTATAATAATACTTAAAGTGTTCAGGTTGACAGGTACGTTTGTGAGCGGAGGAGCCCTAAGTCGCTCCATCTTCTCATAATTTACCACCTGAATCATATCTTTTATTATTATAATGGATACAATTTTTACTACCGATAAAAACAACAAGAAGCGCTACCTTGACATCAGTGTCGAGGAAATCAACGAGGTCTGGTGTATAGTGAAAACGACTGGACAAGTTAATGGTAAAGAAACTAAGTCTGCGATTGAGGTACCGCTCGGATACGATAGTGCTACGAAACGTGCTAAAACTATCTGGAAGAATGCGAATACCAAGGCTACGACTGTGCTTCCCATGTTGGCGAACAAATGGGAAGATCGCCAGAAATACATCTCCGAACCGTTCTACGTTCAACCCAAACTGGATGGTGTTCGCCTACTTGTCTCCAAAGATGGTGGCATCTCAAGAACTGGGAAGATCATCCCCGGAACTAAAATTCTTGGTAAGGGACTCAAGGATGGTCAATACGTTGATGGTGAAGCCTTTGACCCTAACCTCAACTTTGAGGAACTCACGAGTACCTTCAAGACCAATCCTCTGAAGCTCAAGTTCCACGTGTTCGATTTCTTTGATCTCAAAGCTGAAGCCCTCGCCAGGGATAAGATGACCTTCGAGCAACGCTGGGAGTATGTCAAGGATTCTATCTACAATCCTCATTACGAATATGTCAAAACGACACTCGTAAAATCCAAGAAGGATCTTCCTCTCGTGCATAAGAAGCATGTTGAAGAAGGGCACGAAGGAACCATGATCCGTGATCGCTTCAGTGTGTACGAGGTTGGTCAGCGAAGCAACTATCTCCTGAAGCATAAGGATTTTCAGACTGAGGAATATGAGATCATCGGAGCGACAACAGGGCATGGTCGGGATGCAAATTGTGTCGTTTGGAAGTGTAAGACGGAGGATGGAAACGTATTTAACGCTCGACCAGAAGGAACACTCGAGGATAGGGCATATAAATATGCGAACAAAGATAAGTTCATCGGTAAGATGTTGACCGTCAGGTTTCAGAATCTCACGGATAAAAATGTTCCCAGATTTCCAGTCGGGGTTGCGATTAGAGACTATGAATAAATTGTTATAAACATGTAAATGAATCGAATTGCTATTGACGTCGACGAAGTTCTCGTACCCTTTGTGAAACCTATGGCCAAGTGGAAGAAATTAAGCATGCCAAAGGAAAAATGTAGATATTTATATCGAGCTATGTTCAACATAACAGAAAAACAATCTCAAAAAATGGTACAAGAATTTTATGAGTCAGAAACGTTCGACATGCTTCAACCCATCCAGGACTCACAATCTGTTATTCGTCTCATGCGCCCACACGTAGATAAGATGTACATAGTGACGGGGCGTCAAGATTGTGTTCGCGAAAAGACGGAGGATTGGTTGGATTTTCATTTTCCCGGAATGTTTGATGATATCATATTAACGAATAGTTTTACCAGTTTTGAACTACAAAAATATGATATATGCCACGCTCTCAACTTAGATACTATAGTAGATGATAGTGGTATGACGTGCGGTATTTGTAAACATTGGGATATGCAATCTATACATTTCGCTGGAAAGAATGGTTCACCTTACGAATGGTGTGAGGTTGATGATATAAGTGTATTGAGTTGGATGGAATTGTATAAGAAACTACCCCCAAAGTTTGTGGATTGTATGTAAAAAAATATCAGGTCATAGTAGATATGTCTACACGTACTAGAAATACAACCACTACAAGTGGACAAAGTGTCGTTCAAAATGGTAAATCACGAAATAATATTAAACGCAACCTTCTTAATA